CCCCAAAGCGTTGGCTATGGCTGTAGCTTCTAATAGTGTCCATCCGTTGTTGTTCCTGAGTTTTCTTTTGAGAGTTGCGATTGAAATGCCGCTTTTTTTAGCTAATGTTTCTTGAGACCAATCCTTAAAAGATAGTAACAATTTGATATTCCCACTTGCATACTTGAAACTCTGCATACGAGTCACCTCTTTTCAATTGGTTTTGTTACCGTCTGGTATCATTTTATCACTAAACAATTTCTTTTGCAATACCTTTTAGATAAAATTTTAAAATTTTTATTGCAAATATGAAAAGTAGACCAGCCGATTTACTTGATTCGATAGTAAGAAAAGCCGACCTCAACCATCTGCACTGTTTCGATATTTTTCGACGAGTATCTGTATTGAGTGATGTTGATTTCGACGAAATATGGCGAAAAAATTTGAAAAAATCTTTTGTTTGAATTTGAATTTGGGTGTTGACATTCGAGTTTGATTTTGGTATACTATAATCAAGAAATGAGACGGAGGTAATCAAAATGAAATCGATATCTTGGACAGGATCAAAGGGAAATAAAATCGAGTTACGCGCATACTGCACGATCACGATGGAAGATCGTATCGTTGACCTCGATGGCGATGTAATTGTTAGCGGCAAAGAGCCCAGCATAGACGCAAACCTCGAGCTGTGGGTTGACGAGAAAAAGGTTGACAGCTGCTGGGATATAAACTTTTGGAAAATTATCGACACAAGGTCAGGGTACAAGAAAATCTGGGGACTGCCTGTAGGAATGACTGATGAACTGGCTGCAAAAGTAGAAAAGTTTTTAAAGGACGTCATAGAATCAGGGAAAAGCGAAGAGGTAAAAGCTTTTGAAGCTGACAAGGCCGAAAAAGAAAAAGTCGAGCGCAGGGCCGAAGCTCAGAGGATTGTCGATGAAGCCGCAAAGTCTACAGAGCCTCTTATGACAAATGAAGAATACAAAGCATGGCGCAAGCAGTATAACGACATCCACAACGAGGGCGGCGAAGGATACATACCGGAACGGATCACGGTTGAACAGCTTGAATATGCAAAAAAGGTACTTGCAGAGCAGTAAATATATAGCGGCTGTCCTATCGGCGATACGGGGAGAATGGAGGAAATACCATTGGAAGAAACTTTAAAAAAGAAGGGTATACAGGCTGGCAATGTTGCTCCCGGCAGGGTGAATATCTGCACCAGCTGGGGTGGCCGCAGGGAAGGAGCCGGAAGAAAGCCAACTGGACGAAAGAAAAAAATATACTATGTTACTGATGATGAGAACGCAAAGTTGAGAGAATACCTACAAGAGCTTAGAAATAAGCCTCGGTGATAAACTGGGGCTTAAAAATTTTTGAAAAAATCTTTTGAAAAAGTGTTGACATTATCCTTATATCGTGATATATTATACATAAGAAATCACGATACGAGGAAGCGAAAGGGGTTTTGAAAATGGCTTGGTATTACGGAACATATTCATGTGGCCACGAAGGCCGAGTAAATATTATAGGCAAGGAAAGATACAGACAATCAAAAGCAGACAGTCATTTTTCTAGGTTATGTCCAGAATGTTACAAGAAGAAGAAGCAAGAAGAAAATGCTGAAGCAAATGCGGCTTCTTCCGAAAAAGCAAAAGAATTGGGTTTACCGGAATTGAAAGGCACCGAAAAACAAGTTGCTTGGGCAAATACACTCAGGCAACAATTGCTTGAGAAGTTTGAAGCCAAAATCAAAGAAGGGTTTACTTCTTCAGTTGCAAAAAGGCACGGAATCACAGAAGAAAAACTCCGTGCAACACTTCAAAATATCCTTTCTACAAAAACAGATGCAAAGTGGTACATAGACAACAGGGATATCGGCAGCTACCAAATTATCGAATGGATGGAGCAATACGATGCTGGGGCTGATGAACCCAAAACACAAGAACCAAAGAAGCTAGAAACCAAAACAGTTATGCCGGAGAATTGCGAACACAAGGAGCCGGCGATAATAAAACTACACGAAAGCAAGGTCATAGTAGAATTCCCACGCAACGACAAATTTAGAGAGATTGTGAAAAATCTTGGTTTCACTTGGGGTAGTTGTTGGGTGAAAGAAATTACGAAGTACAATGGCCCAGCTCGGGACCGGGCTGTTGAACTTGGCAACAAATTGTTGAACGCTGGGTTCCCTATCAATATGGATGCTGGGCTTATAGACGACGCGGTCTCTGGCAATTATAAGCCAGAACAAAAGCGTTGGATTAAGGCCTTCATATCCGGCGAACATGAAGGCAAATTGTCAATATCCTGGGTGGGATATGATGACGATTTGTACAGAGTTGCCAAGAAGCTGCCTTCCGCCAAGTGGACTGGAAAAAGTCTGGCGGTAAAGGTGAATTACTGGCAAGAAGTTGAAGACTTCGCAAACTTGTACGGCTTTTCCTTCTCAGATGGCGCGAAGGAACTTATTGAGAAGTACAAGTTGCAAGATGTTGACGTAGTAACTCCGACGGCTCAACATGAAGAAAAAGCAGTTGATGGATTGAAAAAAATATTGTCATCTAGCGATGAGGTACTAGATGACCTCAGAGAGGAGGGAATATAACGATATTAAAAACGGAACTTTTAACGCACCAAATTCCTGCGGTAGAGAAGCTCCAACAAATCAAAGTTGGGGCACTCTACATGGAAATGGGTACAGGCAAGACAAGGACGGCGTTGGAACTCATACGCCTCCGTCTTGATGCTGGAAAAGTAAATAAGGTATTGTGGTTATGTCCTTGCAGTGTCAAGACGAATTTATGGATAGACATTCGTAAACACTGCGAGGGCCCGTACGATTGGTTAAAAATTGCAGGCATTGAAAGCTTGTCATCATCTGACAGGCTATATCTGCAACTATTGTCTTTTGTGCAAACAAACCAAGTTTATCTCATTGTTGATGAGAGCAACTTAGTGAAAAACTTCTTCGCTATTCGAACAAAACGAATAGTGAAGCTTGCTGAGCTGTGCAAATATAAGCTTATTTTGAATGGCACACCAGTGAGCAAAAACGAAGCGGATCTGTTTGCACAATGGTACATTCTAGATAAGCGAATATTGGGGTACAACTCATTTTGGAGCTTTGCGGCAAATCATCTAGAGTATGATGATAAAGGCAAAGTTAAAAGAACTCTTAATGTTGACTATCTTACTCGCAAGATAGCCCCATATTCGTATACTGTCAAAAAAGATGAATGCCTTACCCTGCCCCCAAAAAAGTATTTTACTCAATATTTTGACTTGACAGAGGAGCAGATGGAAGAATATGAACTTGCTAAATTTCATTTGCTTGGGCAGGTAGACGAATTCGACAATACAACTATATACAGGCTATTCGCCGGACTACAGCAAGTAGCTAGCGGCCGCAAATTAACGTCTATTAAGCCGTTGAGAAGTGAGCCTTTTTTCAAAAATCCTTGCGACAATCCACGAATACAAACACTGCTCAACGAATTACCAGCTGACGGGAAAAAAACAATCATATGGTGCAAGTATCAACATGAAATTGACGATATTTGCGCAGTATTGACGGAGAAGTTTGGCCCGGACGCTGTATCTGTATTCTGCGGAAAGTTAAATCTCTCCAAAAGAGTGAGCCAAATTGAAAAATTCAGAGACCAAGCCCAATTTTTCGTAGCTAATAAATCTTGTGGGGGCTATGGCTTGAATCTTCAATTTTGCTCAAACATGATATACTATTCAAACGACTTCAACTGGGCAACAAGGGCTCAGAGTGAAGACAGAATACACCGTATCGGTCAAGAAAATACTGTGCATATTACGGATATATGCGCAGACAGTAAAATTGACATAAGGATACTCAAAAATCTGCACAGCAAAGAAAGGCTGTCAGACAGTTTTAAATCAGCTCTAGCCGAAAAACGTAATATATCTGATTGGCTAGACGGAAAGGATGATGAATATGATAAGAATAGGGCTGGGACCAAAAGAAAAGCAGAAAGTCGTTGATGAATATTTGAGTAATAATAACATCAACAAAGTTTACTGCTTGTATTATCGCGATTTCAAACCTTCTTACAAGACTGACTGCGAAATCGAATATGTCGAATACGCAGATATTATCATGTACAAATATTTTTATCGTCTACTTGAAGAAATAGACGATAAGAAACTCATTATTGTTGATGGTTGTATGAGGACACAAAATAGGAGTGAACTTACATACAACTGCGCGCATCATTATCTCAATCAAACGCCACATAAAATTATCTTTGAACACTTCCCTATTATCGACAGCAAGGATGATTTTATGATTCTCCTTGACTTCGAAAACAAGGGGAAGTACAAAGGCAAATCTTTTGATTATATCTTCTTGCATGATGAAGATATAAAAATCAAGCCTAGAAAAATTAAGTTGAACACTATTCCAGTTGAAATATCAGAAAAAGACTTCGAAAATTATGAAAAGAAAAAAGAATATCTTTTTGATAATTTGGGGAACAAAGACCCGAACACTATCCCCCGAGAACTTCAATTGTTCGCGGGTAACCTAAAGAAAAAGGCAATTCAGCCAGATAAGTTGTATGTGGCCCGGAACAAACGCTTTAAACTCGACAATGTGCTTGCATATAACGAAATTGCAGGCAAGGGAGACTATATAGTCATAGATGCCCATTATAGACGGCTTAACATGAATGATTTCCTGAGAATATCAGGAATGTCAACTATAAAGTATCTATGCACAACATTATCAATTGATAATGTAATAGTAAATGAATTCTCAAAATGGAAAGCGAGGTTGGATGCCATATATGCTCAAGCAAGTTTATATTAATAAGACTGTATTAGAGGCCGCAAAAGAGCGTATAGCAAAAGTTTTCGACGACTTTGAAAATATATGCATCTCTGTCAGCGGTGGCAAAGATAGCACCGTTTTGGCGCATCTGGTGCTATCTGAAGCGCAAAAGAGAAATAGGCGTGTCGGCATATTCTTCCTTGACGAGGAAGTAGTATACGACAGCACTATCACTCAAATTAAATATGTTATGAGCATGTTTCCCGAAAACACTATACCACTTTGGTTTCAGATTGAATTCAATCTCACCAATGCTACGTCATACAAAGATAGCCAACTGAAATGTTGGGAAAAAGGAAAACACGAAATTTGGATGCGTAGCAAAGAAGCTACAAGCATAAAAAACAAGCCTTGGGCAAAAGAAAACGAGACTGTCAGGGACAAGGTAAAAGGCTTTGGTTTCTATGATGCTATAGAGAATTTCCAAAACAGTAGAAAAAATACTGCGTTCTTCGTTGGGCTCAGAGCTACTGAAAGCCCAAATCGCTGGAGGGCCGTATCGAAGAATCCCGGGCATAAAGATTGGTACTGGTCTACAAAAATGAAAAACGGAAATATATCGGCATATCCTTTGTATGATTGGAACTTTCATGATATATGGAAGTATATCTACGACAACAATCTTAAGTATTCTAAAATATATGACTATATGTATAAAAAAGGCATGGGATTGCAAGAAATCAGAGTGTCAAGTCTCATACATGAGAAATCATTCAAGGCTCTAGTAGAGTTGCCGGAGTTTGAGCCAAAAACATATGACAAACTTTTGAAGCGGCTCAAAGGCATACAGCTAGGGCACATTTACGGCAAGGAAAATAAACTACTTAAAGTACGGTCCCTGCCAAAAAACTTCAAGAGTTGGGTTGAATACAGAGACTTTTTGCTTGAGACTTATCCAGATGCAGAGAAAAAGCAAATCTTTGAAAAAAGGTTTGCAAAACATCTAAACAACAATTATGTAGCGCGCCAACAATGCCGGCAATTGATACTGAATGATTACGAGAACAACTTGCCAGTAGACAATAAGCCGGACCCAAGAGAAGAAACGATAAAAAAATGGAGGGAATTATTATGAGAAAGATTGAAACACCACTCGGATCATTCGAGATTCAAGATGCTCCAGTTGTAAAAACTAAAAAAGGAGACTTGAAACTACCCGCACTAACAACTATACTTGTTCCAATGGAATTAGTGCAGGCAAACAACTATAATCCAAACCATGTTGATGACAGCAATATGAAACTGCTCGAACTTTCAATATTGCAAAATGGATTTGCTTTCCCTGTTGTAACTGTATGGGACCCCGATTTGGAGAAATTCGTTATAGTTGACGGGTTCCACAGATATCAAATCATGAAGGATTATATAAAAGCAACTCACTTACCTATTGTTGTCCTTGAGCATGATATATCCAAAAGATTGGCTGCGACGGTTCAATTCAATCGTGCTAGAGGAGTACATCAGGTAGACCTCATGGGCGAATTAGTACGCTCTTTGTTTGAGCAGGGGCAAGACGATGAAACAATAGCAAAACAATTAGGGATGGACATTGAAGAAGTATTCCGACTCAAACAAATCACTGGAATAGCTGAGTTGTTCAAAAATCAAATATACTCAAGAGCGTGGGAAATGCAAGAAATTGAGGAGGGTAAAATATGAGTGACAAATGGAATTACGGAGATGCATACAAAAGGTATCCTTTAACAAACGAACCTTACGAATTCCCGGACGGCAGCATAGTCAAAGTGCATGATATATTCAACCCTTTGCCGGATTTCATGAAAAAAGCTGATTTAATGTTCGTTGACCCACCTTGGAATCTTAGCAACTTAAACACTTTCTACACAAAAGCAGATAAGATTGACGAACATAAAGACAGTTTTGAAGCTTTTTACAAAAGATTATTTGAGTGCATTGGCGAAATAAAACCTCATACTTGCTATGTTGAAATAGGCAAAGAGTATCTGGCAGACTTTATTGTAGATATGCGCAAACAATACAAGCACGTTACGTTCTATAATAGCTCTTACTATCACGATAAAAATAAAATATGCTATATTGTGCGCGGCAGCAAGAATTTCAAAAAACCTAAACTTGACTATATGGATGAGGAAAATATTATCGAATGGATATGTGCAAACGAAGATTATGAATGTATTGGTGACTTATGCATTGGACGCGGATTAGTTGCTGTCAATGCATATAAAAATAACAAAAGATTTGTAGGTACAGAACTAAACCACAAAAGGTTGTCTGTGTTAGTTGAAAATATTAAAAAGATGGAATCAGGCAAAATTAAGGAGTGAGAATAAATATGTCAGCATTAGATGAAGTTATTACACTATCAGAAGCAGCTGAAAAATGGGGCCTTGATACTTCTACTTTCAGGAAAGCAATACTTCGTGGCGAATTTGCACAAGATGAATACCGGAAAACAGATAAAACAATCCTCCTACTTGCTTCGTCTGCGGAAAGATTCGCAAAAAGCCGAAATCCTCGAACGAAGAAAAAATAAAAAATTTCAAAAAAAGTGTTGACATTATCCTTATATCGTGATATATTATACATAAGAAATCACGATACGAGGAATGGGGGAATTAAAATGTTAAGCAAAGAAGCGCAAGCAAGAATTAATGGTATTGTTGAGGAACTAATTGAAGGAAAAAGAAATGTTGAATTTGTAAATGAAGGATGGGCTATCCCTTACTACACACCAACTCTTACTATTGACGAATCAGAATTTAAGGAACTAGGAGTGACGACAACAGGCATAGCAACGGCTATCATCACAAAAGCAATAGAGATTGTGTTGGTAGATAATATAGGTAGTCTTTCTCAATGGTTCTTCAACGCATTTGACGGCAAAAAACTTGCCCACGCGAGCGAAATAGCAAGGTTTGAAATGCCATTGAGCGATATAGTCAAGCCGGTGCAAAGAAAGCATATGACCGAAGAAGAAGCTTTAGCAAAAGCAGAAAAAACAGGATTTGCTCAAGAATTGAGAAGATATATTGTAGGCTGTGACGAATGCGGATGTGACATCGTCATAGAAAGAATAAACCCAGACGGCTCAAAATTTAAGAGCACTTGGCACACTTGGCACTAAGCCTAACGCAGAGTGACGGGGCGAGCGCCCCGGTAATGCGGGAGCCCGGTCACAACCCCGGGCGATGCAAAAATTACGGTTGGCAGTGAGCCGTGAAAACTGCCATAAAGGAGGTTAAAA